TAGAAACAAACCCTTACACAACTGGGCATCACACTTTTGCGACTCTGTTCGATATGGTGCAATTGTAGAACCTGTTGAAAGATCAGACTGGTCTAAACCAATAAGAGTAGATACGAATTATATAGTTTAATATGGCTAAAAAAATCATAGAATTATCAGATCCTAAATTACGAAGTTTACTTTCAAATCAAATTGAAAATGCGTTAGGTTACTTAGGAGGTAATCTTTCTCAAAGCAGAAGAAAATCTTTAGAATATTATTTAGGCGACAAACTTGGAACTGAAATAGATGGTAGATCACAAGTAGTATCTACTGACGTTGCAGATACAGTTGAAAGTTTGTTACCAAATTTATTAAGAGTATTTACTGCATCCGAAAAAGTAGTTCGTTGCGAACCTGTGACTGGCGAAGATGTACCTCTTGCCGAACAAGCGACAGCATATTTAAATCATGTTTTTTACAAAGACAATAATGGTTTTCAATTATTATATAATTTTTTCAAAGACGCACTGATTGAAAAAAATGGTTTCTTAAAAATTTATTATGACGAAAGTGAAAAAGTTGAACATGAAACTTATAAAAATTTAACCAAAGCTGAAAAAGATGCTTTATCAGATACAGACGATGATATTGAAGAAGTTGAAGAAGAAATATTTGAGGATGAAAAAGCTAAAGAACAGTATGAAGCATTATTAGAACAATACGAAGATCAAGGTGTAGATGTTTCTCAATTAGAAAAACCAAATTTTAATTTATATAATTGCAAAATAAAAAGAACTACAAAAAAAGGTAAAATTAAAATTGAATCTGTACCACCTGAAGAATTCTTGATAGACCGAAACGCAAAATCAATAGAAGACGCAGACTTTGTTTCTCATAAAGTTTTAATGTCAAGATCAGACTTAGTTGCTATGGGTTATGATGAAGAAGAAGTTGATAACCTACCGACATCTGAAGAAGATATTTATAATACTGAAGAAATTGTTAGACAAAGAAATATAGATGAGTTTCCTGTTGATAGTGCAACAGATAAATCTACAGAAAAAGTTTTAATCTATGAGTCTTATGTAAGATACGATTACGATGAAGATGGTATTGCAGAACTAAGAAGAATTGTATCAGCAGGTGATAGTGGTTCTATGATTTTAGAAAATATGCCTTGCGATGATATTCCATTTGTAACTGTAACACCAATTCCTATGCCACATAGATTTTATGGTAGATCAATTTCAGAATTAGTTGAAGACATACAGTTAATGAAATCAACTGTGATGCGTCAAGTGTTAGATAATATGTATCTTACAAATAATAACAGAGTAGCGATCATGGATGGTATGGTTAATATGGATGACTTATTAACAACTAGACCTGGTGGTGTGGTTAGAACTAAGCAACCACCGAACCAAGTTATGCAGCCATTACAAGCTCAACCAATTTCACAACAAGCCTTTCCTTTATTGACATATCTTGATAGTGTTAGGGAGGTGAGAACTGGTGTTACTAAACAAAGTCAAGGTTTAGATCCAGACACTCTCAATGCTAAAACCGCAACAGGTGTAAATGCGTTAATGACGCAAACTCAAATGCGATCAGAATTGATTGCAAGAATCTTTGCCGAAACTGGTGTTAAAGATTTATTTAAAAAAATATTTGAACTGATGGTAAAATATCAGGACAAAGAAAGAATTGTAATGATAAACAATCAGTATGTTCCTGTAAAACCTACTGAATGGAAAGATAGATTTAATATTTCAATTGTTGTTGGACTTGGTACAGGTTCAAAAGAGCAACAATTAATAGTTTTAAACTCAATTTTAGAAAGACAACTTCAAGCATTCCAATTACAAGGCGGAAAAGAGATGCCAATGGTAACTTTGAAGAATATGTATAACACTTTATCTAAAATTATTGAGAACGCAGGACTAAAAAACATCGAAAGTTACTTTGTAAACCCTGATGTTGGTAAACAAATGATGGCTCCACCTGCTCCACCACCTCTAACACCGATTGAAAAAATAGAATTTACAAGAATTGATGCTGAGAATAAGAGAAAAATTGCAGATTTAGAATTACAAGCTCAAGAACTACAACAAAAAACTCAACAAATGTCTTTAGACTTTGAAGCGAAAATAAAAGAGATGGCATTAAAATATAATACTCAGTTAGATACTGCAAAAATTAAGGCTGATGCAGATTTAGACAAGATGATGATGGCAGGAGAGAACAAAATTCTTGAACAAGCCACAAAATCAACTAATATGTTTAGTCAACAAGTACAAGGATTAAATGGAAACCAAAGATCAGGCAGAGAGGTCGCTGGAAGTCAGCCGATCTCACCAAGCCAAACAGGTATTACAGAATAAAATTTTTGTAGAGGCAATAGAATCTCTAAAAAAACTTTATTCTGAGGCACTGTTAGAAAAAACAGGTGCTAAAGAAAGTGATACTAGAGAAAAACTCTGGATTGCTTACAATGTTGTTGGAAAAGTCGAACAACATCTTCAAACTGTTATTGAAACAGGGAAACTTGCTCAAAAACAATTAGAAGATTTTAGAAAAGAACAACGTCAAACAAAATTTTAACCATCAAGGTTGAAATAAGCCAAGTCTAAATGACAGCTTAACAATAGGAGGACTTAAATGTCTAACACAAACCCATTACTGAACAATGATTCAGTACAAGGTGCTGCAAAATCTATTGAAGGTTTAATGGACACTAAAGGTGTTATCACTAAATCACAAAAAGAAGCTGCACCAGTTGAACCAAAAGAAGAAGTAGAAGCGAAAGCAGAAACAGAAACTGAGGTTCAGCAAGAAACTGTTGCTCAACCTGAACAGGAAGCACCAGTTGAAGAAGAAGCATCTGAAGATGAAAATGTAATTGAAGAACAAGAAACCGATCTACACCAAGTAATTGTTAATGGTGAAAAGATTGATGTTGACCTTGAAGAATTAAAAGCAGGTTATCAAAAAGATGCCGACTATAGACGAAAGACCGAAGAACTAGCGATTGAAAAAAGAGAAGTTAGAGCAGAGGAAGATCGTCTGAAAAACCAGTATTCAACTAAGATGGAAGATTTAAATTCTTTAGTCGCTACTTTGAATGCTGAAATTAACAATGATATGAATTCTAAAGAGTTAGATGCTCTTTGGGAGGAAGATCCAACTGAGGCTGCTAAAGTTGATCGTAGAATTCAGAAAAGAAAAAATACGATACAACAAGCACAGCAAAAACTGAGAGAACATCAACAAGCTCAGTTTCAGGAAATACTAAGAGAAGAACAAAAAAAACTTCACTTAAAACATCCTGAGATTGCTGATCCTATTAAGGGTGCAACAGTGAAATCAAATATTATGAACTATTTAAGTTCTAAAGGCTTTTCAAATGAAGATGTCGCTAGGATTTATGATTCAAGATATTTTGATGTGATAATGGATGGTATGAACTTTAATAAATCTAAGTCAGTTAAACCTGGTTTAGTTTCTAAAAAAGTTAAACCAACTAAGTTTGTTAAGTCAGGCACTAAAAGTACAAAAGAAGAACTAAACTCTAAAACTAGGTTGAATCAGATTAAAGCGTTGAAGAAGTCTGGTAATCCTAAAGATGCAACCGAACTTCTAATGCGTTATTTATAAACAATAACCTAACAAGGAGATAAACAATGGCTGTATATCAAACATATCAAACAGTCGGCATAAGAGAAGATTTGGCAGATATTATTTACTCAATAGCTCCAACAGAAACTCCTTTTATGTCTGGTGTTGCAAAAACAACTGCAACTAACACATCACACCAATGGCAAACAGATTCATTAGCTGACGTTGCTGCTAATGCTGCTGTTGAGGGTGCAAGTATTTCGTACCCAACATTGAGTGCAACAACTAAACTAACAAACCACACTCAGATTTCTACAAAAGCGATCCAAGTATCAGGTACAAATGATGCTGTAACATCTGCTGGAAGAAACAATGAGTTAGCTTATCAAGTAGCAAAATCTGCGAAAGAATTAAAAAGAGATATGGAAACTGCTCTTTTATCTAACGTAGCTGCTTCAGCTGGTAATGCTACAACTGCAAGAAAATTAGGTGGAGTTCAAACTTGGATTTCATCTAACGTAAGTGCAGGTGCTGGTGGATCTGGTTCTGGTGGCGGTGCTGCAAGAACTGATGGTACTCAAAGAGCTTTCACTGAAGATCAGTTGAAATCTGTATTGAGATCATGCTTCGATGCTGGTGGAAACCCTAACATGATTATGGTTG